GGCCTAAAAGGTATTTCTAAGAAATGGCTGAATAGAGCCAAAATTTTAGAAAAGTCTGAGTTTAAATTCACAAAAAAAGGGAACTTGCTAGGGCCGTATCGAAATCTAAGCGGTGGCGAGTCCATGAAAACCTTCATGCGCAAGACCGGAATGATTCGCTTTTCAACTATTGGCCCGTTTGCGCACTTGGAAACAGCTCCGAGTGCCATGCAAAGGAAATTTTTATCTGAAATTACTGACGGCGATGTTTATTCTAAAGCGCAATACATGGCGACAAAGAAAGGCAAGTTTCTTGGAGAAGTTGAGGGGGAGTTTCAAGACGATTTTATGCGTAGGCTAGGGAGTAAACTCTCTCTTTTTAAACCTACTGCTTCCGGTAAAGTAATGGCTAGTAAGGCAGAAGACTATTTTGGGTATACGGATAATCCACGTTTTGGGGGCTTTGTAAATCGTGAAGGTAAGATGCTCGATTTCTCTGGGCACAAGTTCGGAGGCATGGGAGACATGAGGGGATTAGATCACAGAGAAGTTTCTCAATTTGTACCATTGACCAGAGGAAAGGCTACTTTAAAGCAAATTCATAAGGCGCTAAAATCCTACTCTGAGAATAGAAAGGGCAGAGCGCATCAGCAACATAGAGCGACAAACTTAATTCAAGACATTAGAAAAATGCGTAAGGCCGAAATGCCCGACCGAAAGCCATATATTGAAGAGTTCAACAAGCAAATTAAATACTTCAGAGCCAAGAAGAGGGGATAGCTATGAGCAAATTCGCAGAAAATAAAAATCCTCCTAACGTCCGGTTCATTCGCAAAGGTGGCCGCATAATTCCTATCGTTGGCGGCAAGAAATCCTACAAGGCTGAGAAAGTGCTTAAGCAAAACATTGATGAGATGACCTATGAAGTGGAAGCGGCTGAAGCTGGCCGTCGCACTATGAATGAGCACGGAGAATCAGTCTCTTGGAAGTCCGGCTTTCCAAAGTTTTTTGGACAGAATGGATTCAGAACCAAGAAGCAATGGACTGGGGCAATTAAAAAGCAAAGCGGAAAAGATTTTGATGTTATCACATCGCTTGCAGCCGATAAGCATAACTTTAAAGTCGCAACAAAGCAGATTTTTGACAATCGTTTAGTATCGTTTAGAACTATTGACGGCAAAGTAAGACCTTTTAGAGCAAAGAGCCAAGACGCTTATGAGTTTTACAATCCAAAGAGCGAAGAGGTGCCTTTCTAATGGAAAACAAGCAAGTAGCATTTAGACGTATCAAAGGGCGCATTGTCCCGATTCGTATTAGCAAAGATAAGCAATTCAAAACTGGACTTGTAGACATTGCCAAGGGCGTAGCAGCAACGGCGGCCGCTGGTGTAGTTGCTTCTGAGGCAGTAATTCAATCGGCCGCTATGAGAATCCGCTCCAAGGATCTTTTTAGAATTGCAGGAAGCGATTTGCCAAGTGTTACATCCAAAGCTATCCAATTACGAACTAAAGCTGCTCAATTGAGAAAGTTTAGGCTTCCAGTTCTTGCAATCGGTGGGATTATTGGCACAGCGTACATCGCTGGAGGTGTCAATGATGTCCTTAAATCAAAATTTGGCAAAGAATTGTCAGATAAAAATAGGGCAAAAATTACAGGGGTAGCCGCACTAGGGCCTACATTGGCCGGAGCCTTTTACTACAAGCGGCTAGGCGTGCCGTTAAATGCAGCTTGGGAGTATGCTAAAGTTGTGGCAAAAGGTGGAAAAAAGACTTGGCCTCTTATTCCTATTAAGACAAAATATGGCCCTCTTAAATTTTAACTGAAAGGCTCAATATGGGATTCTTTGACGACGTAGACGCAGAGGGAACAGTAGAGCGGCATATTCAGCAAGTGCTCAAGCTCGAAGACTCTCAAAGCAATAAGCTTTTGCGTCGATACAAAGAAGTCAGGCAAGAGCTACGCGATAGACTTGACCGCGCTCCAGAAGCAACTTTCACAGCCCAGCAACTCCGTGGCGTGCTCACTCAAGTTGATGCAGCCATAGCCGCTATGACAATCTCACTCTCTGGAGGGATGAAAGAATCCGCTGGAATTTTTGCAATGTCAGGCGTGGAAGACAGCATCACAGAGCTACAGAAGTTTGAGCAAATGTTTCAAGGCGCAGTAGTGCCGATAAACATTGATCGGCAGCTTGTGGCCGATGAGACTGAGAATTTTCTACTCAATAGGTTTGAGGCGAGTATCCAAGCCTATTCGTCTGACTTGCGCAGCTCTCTCGTGGGATCGCTTACAAACGAGTCCCTCATGGAATCGTCCTATTCCACAGTTATTCGGAAGCTTGGCGCTTTCTTCCAAGGTGAGGAGTGGAAGCTCCACCGGATAGCTCGAACGGAATTCCATAACATGTACAATTTATCAAAAATGAATACTTTCACAGGAATTCGTGACTCATCGCTTCCAGACTTGATGAAAACTCTAATTCACCCTATGGATTCACGCACCGGCGACGACTCAAAAGCACTAGCAAGAGAGAATCCAATTGTGCCCATTGAGGAGCCTTTCGAGCAGACGTGGAAAGGCAAGAAATTTGTGTTTATGGCACCTCCCAACCGGCCCAATGATCGGGCGATACTTGTGCCTTACCGAAAAACATGGGATGATTAAATAAATTTTTGACTCCGCTAGAAGCGGTAAGAAAGGCAAATTTATGTTACGATATACACAACTCTGGAATTTAAAGCTTGATGCTAAGAAGGACGGAGGAGATGCCGGAGGCGCTGGAAGCGCTGAAGACAAAAAGAAAGCCGATGATGCAGCAGCCGCGAAACCCGCAGCCGATGCAGCAGGAGCCCAAGGCGATTCAGGTGACGATCAACTAGACGTTGATAAGCTTCCCGAATCCGCTAAGAAACTCATCAAATCTCTAAGAGATGAGAACGCCAAGCATCGCACCAAGAATAAAGAACTTGGTGAGGGACAAGGCAAACTCAAGAAGGCTTTAGTCGAAGCTGGAATCATAGAGGATGATGAGGTAGCTCCCGAGGAAAAAGTGGCTGGATTAAGCCAACAGCTCCAAGGGGCGCAAATGAGGACGGCGCTACTAGAGGCAGCTTTAGAGCACTCAGTCCCAAAAGAATCGCTGAAGTATTTTCAGTTTCTTGTAGCCGAACGGCTCGAAGCTCTTGAAGATGACGGGGAACTATCGCAGGACGATATAGCCGAAATCGCACAGGAAGCAATCGGCAAGGGCGGCGCAGGAAAGGCAGCGAGTGGAGGCAATTCAAGCGTTAAAGGCTCGAAGGCTCCCCCCGCAGGTGGCGATAGTCGCGTAACAGTCGATCAATTCGACGCTATGACGATTCTCGAAAAGAGTGACCTCTACACCAAAAAGCCCGAGGTTTATCAGCAACTATTCACAGAGTCGAAGGCTAAGAAAGCCCGACGATAAACAGCCTTAGGAGGGCTTTAAAATGTCAGCAACAGTAGCAGCAGACTTCGCGTTTGCACCAAAAGTATGGCAAGACCATATCCGCGCTTATTTTGACCAAAAACTCGTTTACGGCGCTTTCGCACTTCGTAATGAAGAATTGCGCCCCGACGCTGGAAAAGGCGAAACCGTAAACTTCCCATATTTCAAAGCAATCGGCGCGGCTGAAGAACCCGCTGAATCGGCTGGTTTGTCAGTAGACAATCTTGAAGACGATAGCTTTTCCTGCACTGTTAAAGAAGTGGGCAAAGCGGTCGGTATCAAGAAAAAAGCTTTCAAGAAATCAGCGGCTAACACCGCTCGCATCGTAGACGAAATTCAAAGCCAAATCGCTCGCGTTATGGCTGAGAAAGTTGACCTTGACTTGAAAACTGAAATCGTTGACGACGCAAACTCCAGCGTAGGCTACTTGGCTACCGCTGCTGCTAACGTCATGACTGTTAAAACCTTGAACACTGGTAAGATCAAAGCTTTCGGTGACAAGGCTGATGAAGCTCAAGTTTGCTTTATGCACTCTTTGCAACATCTTGACCTCATGAACGATAGCACTGCGGGATTCTTGAAAGCAGACGCAAATGATCCTATGTACAATCTCGCTGGCTTCAAAGGCCGCTTGCTTGGCATGGCAATCATCACTGTAGACAGCACTCCCCAAGTGGCAGACATCGACAGCACTGACGCATACCGCGCTACGATCCACAAAGCTGGTTCGTTCGGTATCATCATCAAGCAAGAGATGGAAGTTGAGCGCGACTACGATATTTTGCAACGTGAATGGGTATTCACCGGCAATGAATGGTATGGCGTTAAATCCTTCCACGCGAAAATCTCGTCTTTGGACAAGAAAGCCGCTCGCGTAACCACCACAGTAACCCCATAAGGAGACATTCAAATGTCAATGAATAACGAAAATAGTCCTCAACTTGTGGTTGTTCCCTTGGGTTCAATCGCTGCCGCTGGGTCACTCCCAGCGGTTTACTTGCCCAAGAAATGCTTTATCAAAAGCGCCGCTGTAATTGACCAAGCGGGCATCGCTGCTTCTGACACGAACTACGTTCAACTCAGTTTGCAGAATGGCTCGACAGTTATCGCTGAGCTTGATTCACGAGCAGCTCATGAGAACGGCTTGACCGCTCTTGTTGGCAAATCGTTGAACATGGTAGCAGCTGAGCAATCACAAGCAGCGGGTTCAACCCTCAAGCTTGTCTATGCTGAAGGCGGCACTGTTCAAATGACCAATGCGGTATTGGTTCTTGAATTGTTCCCTCTGTAAGAAAAAACGAAAAGGGCTGGGGCGAGAAATCGCTCCGGCCTTTTAGAAAGATATTTATGAGCATCATGGCACGAAGACGACAAAAGCAAGCTATCAAGAAAAAAGCGACTGAAGAAGTCAAGGCTCCAGCGGTGCAGCCTAAAGCCCCTGAAAAGAAAGCACCCAGTTCAAAGAAAACTAAGGAGTAGGCACAATGGCCCTATCAGACGCGGAAAAGTTCGACGTAGTTTTTCGACTGGGCTGGTCTGGTAAGACTCTCATAGTTGATTCAACAGATTATTCTAAGATCATTGCAGATCGGCTTATCAATTTATCAGCGCCTATCGAAGCACAGATCAGGTTACTACTATCCCGATTAAAAAAAGTTACTGAAAGCATCGACGCAGCAATGTGTAGGCTTTCAGCTAAGCAAGTTGGAGACATCACGCTTCGCGATGATGAGCTTTACCAATTGCGCAGAGAAGAAAAGCGAATCAAAAAAGAATTGTCAGCACTGACAGACGTGCCCTTTCTCACTGGAGGCGGCACAGCCGTCTGCGTATGAGCTGCAATATCCTTGATGGATTGAAAGACTGCTCAGACGCTATTTTAGGAATTAGAGAGCAGATCGGTGCAGCTATCCATGAAGTTTATTTAGTCACTCGGACGTGGACAGGTTCAGCCGTGGGGGATGGCGCTTGCACTGATGAGTTTGAGAAGATTGAGCCAACTCCAGCCGTTAAGGATCTTTCAACAGATCACAGAGTAAAAGAAGGTGGGGCCGTGCAGAATGGCGACCTTCAGATTAGAATGTTGTCTAAGCATCGCTATGCAGACAAGGCTTTGATTGACGGCACGAGTGGCGACTTAGTGGAGCGATTCTACAAAATTGATGGAAAATTCTACGTTGTTGTCAACGTAGTTGAAAGTTATATCACTTGGAACGTCCAAGTAAGACGGCGCTCTGACCAAAGAAGCGCGGAGGAATTATCGAATGGCTGAAGGAATGAAATTTATCCGAGTGCGTGGCCGGGTGGTGCCAGTTCGTGAAAAAAGCTATGTCGGACAAAAAACACAAGCTCGGAATATTAAGAAAAGGGCACTTTCTGGTGCTGAGACAGGGGCAAAAGTTGGAGCCGTTAGCGCTGGAGCTTTGGCTACAGGTGTGTTAGCCGCTGGAGTAACGGCAGCTATTTTATCTAAAAAACAGTTCACTGTTAGCGGAAAAACTGCCGCAAAATGGGCCGCTGGAGCATCAGCTAAATGGGCTGCTCTTGGAGCGGGCACTGGTGCAGTTTTAGGAGCTGCTTTCGGTAATAGAAAAGAGCAAGTAAAAGTTAAAAAGAAAAAATGGTCTAGTGTTTAATGACCACAAAAGTAGTCCAGCTCGATCAATTTTCAAAGGTGCTCGGCGACTACTCACATCTTAATCTCACAGAAACTCGCAAGGGCGTGGTATCGGGCATTGCCCGCTCCATCCCTATGCTAGTTCAAGCTTCCCCAGTTGATACCGGACTCTATGCACAATCATGGGATATGACTTCCGATGAACAATCGGCAACACTTGGAAACTACGCTCCACATGCTCCTATTATTGAGTTTGGTGCTCGGCCTTTTACTCCTCCTCTTAAGCCACTCTTAGAGTGGGCCAAAAGAGTGACGAAAAGCCCTAGCCAACCTCCTGAATATGACAAGCACGTTTGGGCTTTGGCTATTTATACCCGCAACAAGATCCAAGCCGAAGGAATGAAGCCTCGGCATATACTTGAGAACGCACTTCCTGCTATAATTGAGAACATCAAAGAGGAATTGTCGAAGCTTGGATAACGTGACTAAAGCCATTTTAGAGACTCTTGGGGCGTATTTAAAGACTGCTATCCCTAAACTCCAAGCTGTGAATTATGACTTTCCTACGCCTAACGTAGCGCTTAAGTACCCGTGCCTAACGATCACAACAGGGCAACCAAAGTTCGAGAACAGGATGCCCCAGCAGTTAAGTCAGGGTACAACCTTAAATCATAAGGCTGTAGCCAAGTATGAAGTCGGCTCCTATGACTTCTCGCTTCAAATTGATATTTGGTGCGGGTCGAAGGAAGAACGCTTCCGCATTTATGACGATTTTTTTAAAGCCATAAACAGGGACGTTGAGGTTATGGGGCTGTCTTTACAGCTCAAAACTTACCATAATATCTACGCCCGTTATGATTTAACAGGATTTAATTTTGACGATGGCGAACAGACTAGCCAATTGGCCGAGTGGCGGGCTATTTTATCCGTTTCAGCCAATTGCAAGGCCATTTTAGACAAGACACAGCCGATTATCACGCAGCCTATTGAAACACAGACAACTATAGAAGATAATGCAATAGAACCATAAGGAGATCACTAAATGGGAATTTTTAGAAGCTCAGATCCTACAACGTGGGATGACGTAGACGGAATAGTAATTGACGAATCAGCTCCACCGCCTAACGTCCAAGGTGTCGCGGCTAACATCGCTATCGCTATCACTCAAGCACAGCGCGGAGATGGCGAATTGACTGAAGTGGGCTCCATTGGTGAGATTCACGAAATTTATGGAAAGAGCACGACTCACGGGCTCAATCTCCTTTTGAAAAATAAGAAATTTGGTCGCTTGAAGATCGTGCGCGTGATTGCATCCGACGCGGTTCAAGCTTCAAAAGCTTTTCAATCCTCTGCTACCGATAGAATCACTTTCTACGCTAAGCAAGGCAAAGGCGCTTTTGGTAACAACATCAAAGTTACTATTGCCGACGGCTCTAGCTCCGGCAAAAAGTACACAATCCAAGACACGAATTCCGGCGCGGTATTCCCCACGGAAGTCTATGACAATATCGTTATCACTGCGATTGACTCAACGACTTTTGCAAATTCTAACCTCATCACTGCTACTGTGAACAGCACAGCAGCCGAACCTTCGAACGCAGCAGCCACTTCTTTGGCTTCCGGAGCAGAGGGCACAGTCGCTAACAGCGATTATGAGACTGCTATCGCTAAGTGCGAAGTTGAAGGCGCTGGGAATTTCATCTTTTTGGACGCATACAACGATACTCGTAACGGCTACCTTGAGACTCACGTCGCTTTGACTGAAGACAAAATGGCTATTCTTGCCGGTGCAGAAGGCGACTCAGTTTCTACCGCTATCACAGACGTAGCAGACTACAGAGA